CTACTGATCTCTCAGTAGGTGCCGCTCTCCCAGAGACAGCCACTGAGTTTTTTAGTAGGGCTCCAGTGTCTGTCTCTCCTAACAACCACTGGGGGATTGAGCGCTGACATCTGGCTGCTCTCCCCATCTTTCTGGGATATCGGGCAGTACCCCCCCTAGAAACTGGCAAAGGCTTTGTAATCTATAAGGACTCGGTTAATCTCCTCTAAGAATATTTTAGAGGCCCCCCTTACCCAAAACTGACAGGGTTTCAATTGAACTTCCCTGTATAAATGCAATAAGTATTTAAAGGAGTACTATATTATGACTAACGAATGGAATACACTTTGAGTTTCCTAGTAGCACTTGTGTTCTTCTTGGCACTGATATATGTGGTGACTTTCTGTGGCAAATGAGAGCCCCACCCCCCTAAAACTGAGAGCAATTTAAATGCACTTCCCTGTATATTTAAGATTGTACTTGACAAACCTTATTCTATGAGATATAATATTAATATGAAAACATTACTTTACGCAACACTCCTTTTCCTTGGGTGGATATCTCTGGGGATTGGCTTTTATTGTTTCGGCTTGGTATTAAAGTACTTGACATAAATGGCAGATAAAATAGAAGACAGAATGAACGCACTACAGGGGGAGCTCTACAATATACTCCCACTGGAGTCTAGAGAGGATTTACTGTTATCCTCTGCAATACTAATGAAGACAGCCGTGGAGTTGTACACGATTATTTTCTCCGACAAGGCTATCGAGGATATGCTGAGGGGTGAAGTGATTGACTCCATTCCTCAGTTAAGAAAGAAAATGGAAGGGGCTCTTAAGCCAACGGTACATTGATGGTTGAATATGAAGAATATAATGAAGATTTAAAGTTTATGTATGAGTCACGGGATTTAAAGTTTATGATTGAGTCGGCTTCGTACAAGGAGCTGGAGTTTGCTGCTAAGGTTCTGGATTTTGTTTGGGGAGCCGTGAAGATGGAACTGAAAGGCCGTTCGGAACTTGAGGAAGAGTTGGTTGATGAGGTCGAAAATCGGAGCGAAGACGAAAACGATAAAAGTGGAGAGTCGTTGGAGAAGTCTAAGCTTCAAGTTAACCATGAATATCAGAGAAGGAAGCTGTAATGAGTGAAGACACGGATTTGACAAACGTAGTGCCACCCCATGAACTTTGGATGCGGCGTGTGGATAAGACTATACAGCTGTACGAGTATGGAGCCAAGTCTCAGCGAGAGTTGATTACTGACCTGTCACGGATGGGTTTTGATGAAGGTGACATTAATGAAGTTTTAGAAGGAGAAATGTAATTGTCTTGTGAAAATAAAGTTTGTTATTATATCCCACATGGGTATGACTATAAAGAGGTGTTCACCAAATGCGGTAACACCAACCCTTTCGGTTATCGAGCGGTTTGCGACAAGTGCGCTGATGACTCTGGTGAGATGCGGCGTATCGAAGAGATTGAAGCAAATGCGGCCGCAGATAATGCTTGGCTGAAGAGTGCAGGCTGGGGAGAGATGTGATGTGGAAATATAAAACCACCTGTAGGGGTGAACTGACTACTGCCGTGAAACGCAGAATAGAGAAATATGGTGAAATTGACTTAACAGATAAGACTGAACGGAGCAGGTTTGGAACCTGTTATTTAGAATATGAGTGATTTTTTAAAAGAAGTAGTGAAAGAGATTGGTGATGAATACACCGCTCTTGTTAAGGATGGTATCGTAACTGGGGATGTAGACACATTCACTGATACAGGATCTTATATATTTAATGCTCTGTTAAGTGGTTCTCTATATGGGGGATTCCCTTCCAATCGAATTACAGCCCTGGCTGGAGAGAGTGCGACAGGTAAAACGTATTTCCTGATGGGCATGGTGAAGAATTTTCTGGACTCAAATCCTGATGCGGGTGTACTGTATTTTGAGAGTGAGTCAGCGGTATCGAAACAACTGGTACTTGACAGGGGCATTGATCCAGAACGGATTGTGCTGTCAGCGGTTACAACCGTACAGGAGTTTAGGACAAAGGTGTTGACTGTCCTTGATTCTTATCTTAACAAGAACGAAGCGGATCGCAGACCACTGTTGTTGTGCCTGGACTCTCTGGGTATGTTGTCTACTACCAAGGAAGTTGAGGACACAGCTGAGGGTAAAGAGACACGGGACATGACTAGGGCTCAGGTTCTCAAGGCTGCGTTCAGGGTTCTGACTCTGAAACTTGCACGAGCGAAGGTGCCGATGATTGTGACTAACCACACCTATGATGTTGTGGGTAGTCTGTACCCCATGAAAACGATGGGTGGTGGCAGCGGACTGAAATATGCAGCGAGCAGTATCATCTATCTGACTAGGAAGAAAGAGAAAGAGGGTACGGAAGTTATCGGTAATATTATTCACTGTACGAACCACAAGAACAGGCTGACTGTGGAGAACAAGGTGGTGGATGTACGGTTAACCTACGACAAGGGCCTGGATCGGTATTACGGATTACTGGAACTTGCAGAGAAGTACAAGATTTTTAAGAAGGTATCCACACGGTTTGAACTGCCAGACGGTACTAAGCAATTCGGTAAGACTATTTTGAATAATCCTGAAACCTATTTCACAGAAGAAATTATGAACCAATTGGATGAAGCAGCACAGAAGGAATTCAAGTATGGGGGAAACAAAGGATGAACTTTAGACGCAGTGAGTTCTATCTGATAGATGTGGATTTCAAGAACGGTCGTACTGTGCTTGCCCTTCCCCGTTATTGGGGGTTCTATTTTGGTAAGAAGAACAAATGGGCCTCGTCATTAAATCTTTTTGTAACCTTTCGAAGAGCATATACGATATGAAGAAAATTAAAGCACGAACAGATAATTCTGATTGGACTGCACCCAAGAAGAAGAAGGTTCGCAAACCCCGCAAACCCATGACAGAGAAACAGAGGGTTGCTGCTGCAAAGCGTCTGGAGAAAGCCAGGGAGGCACGGGCTGCGAAAAACCCTGAGTACGGAATGTCAGGTATTCATGAAAGTTTGAGAGACTTGCCTGACGATCATTTTATTTCCCCTGTTCGTGTTAAGCAGTGGATTAAGACTCAAAAGGATATTATAAAAACTGAACGTGCGAATGTCCGACTGAAGATGAAGGGTGCTGTAGCAACTCTTGCAAGTCATGAGGGGTATGTACGCAACATGAACAAGTACCTGAGAGATGGTGATTGGATAGATGACTTCTACGGGGAGTATATGGATAAGAGAATTCGACGCAAATGCGTTGCACTGAGTTACTACTGGACAGGAGAAAAGGCAGGCCTTCCCAAACGGGATGTCGGAGTCTTCTATCCAGACCTTGGAATAGTTTGGGAAAAGGATATGAAAGAATGAACATTGGCGACAAGATTAGTTTCCTTGATGTGTACGGTGATACACGCAAGGGAGAGATTATAGGCGTTGGTTCTGACAAGTATACAGGAGGCGAAACTGGTAGCGTTGATGTGATATTAGAGGATGGAATCTTCTTTTATTGGTCTAAAAAGACTAGTAAATACGTCCCTGTCAAAGAAAAATCCATAGATTCTCTGTTTCTTGAGGTAAAAGATACCAAGAATTGCACGGATTTCATCCTACCTAAAGAAGTGATTGTCTAAATACTTCTCACGATGACTACAAAGTACAAAATAACATCCACTCAAAAGGTTGTTGATTGTCTGAGTTATGATGAGGCTTTAGTTGTCATGGAAATGTTGAAGGCTAAAGAGCCGAATACGCAATATTCGTTAGAGGAATACAACTGGTATCCCGATGCAAAACGAATGGGGCGTGACCCAGACCTACATTAACCTTTATAAATAGTCCCATGTTTAAGAACTTCATGGGAGAAGATGGTTTCATTTGGTTCGTTGGTGTTGTAGAAGACCGAAACGATCCTCTAAAGATAGGCCGTGTGCGGGTTCGTTGTCTTGGTTTTCATACCAACAGCGTATCACAACTCCCGACTAAAGACCTTCCTTGGGCTCATGTAATGCATCCCACTACAGACCC